AAGATTTTGCTAGTGCTTTACAAGTACAAATTGATGAAGCCAATGCAAGAGCAGAACAGACTAGACAACGAATTGCAGATGAACGTGCTGCATCAATGGCAGAACTTGGGGCACAACAAACATCTGCTTATGCAGTTAATACAAAAGATATAACGCCGGAAAATGCAAAAGTTACTAAGCCTATCAAGAAGAAGAAAGATGAAAGAAAAAGTACCTTAAAAATATCCACTGGTTCTGTTGCTCAAAAAGCAGGGACAGGCTTAAACGTGGGGGTATAGATATGTGTACTAAGCCTGTCAGAAGATTTGTCAAATGGACAGTTAAAAAAGTAAAAAACACAGTCAAAGATGTCAGTGGTTACACAGCCGCAGAGAATAAAGCAAAAGAAGAGTTTAAAAGAAAACAAGCAGAAGTGGAAAGGATAGCGAAAGAAAGACAAGACGAACTAGATAGGCTTGCAGCAGTCAGAGAACAACAAGCAACAGATCAAAGAAATGCGTTGACTGTGCTAATGCAAAAGCAAAAAGACGCAGAAACAGCGCAACAAGCTCAAGTAGAGGGATTACAAGCAAAACAAGCAGATATACTTGCTCAATTAGAGAAAGAGCAGTTAGCAACTACAGCAGCAGGAGCATCATTAAGAGTTCTTGCTCAAAAGAAGAAAACAAAAGCACCTACGGCTCAACAGTCAGGAAGAAGAAAATCAAGATCTACTGCATACCGATCACCTACTAGCAGACTTAGTGTTGGCTCATCTGGCAGAGATGCAGGTGTTGGTGTCAACCTTGGAGGTTAACTAATGAACACCTATGACTCTTGTGAAGCTCTCTACAAATCATCAGTAAGTGAGAGGGATTATTGGCTAGAGGAAAGAGAGGAATCGTGTAATCACACTGTTCCTTATCTTCATTATTCTTCTGATTACGAGACAAGGAATCAAGAAAAGAAAGTCCTGCCTTGGAATGGAATAGGCATGAAAGGTGTGCAAAATATTTCCTCAATGCTCATCACATCTTTGCTTCCAGCAACGACCACTTTCTTTCGTTTTATGATTGACGAAATGGAGATGGCAGATGATGAAAGGAGGTTATTAGAAGGTGGTGCAACACCAGAGGATATAGCGACAAGGAAGACAGAATTAGATTTAGCTTTAGCAAGAATGGAGAGGGCAACCCTTCACAGTATTGAGACTTCTAATGATCGACTAGCAATACATGAAGCCTTACAGCAATTGATTGTTGGAGGTAACGCTCTTCTTTATGTAGCAGAGGAAGGTGTTAAGTGCTTTGGTTTAAATAAATACATCATCAAAAGAGATCCAATGGGTAATCCCCTGTTGGTAATTCTCTGTGAAAAGATTGGTCTTGAAGCACTACCAGAGGAAGCAAGAAAGCTTGTTGAGGAACAGGAAACAGATGTAGCTGGAATTATTGAAGGAGATCAGAACACTAAATACAAAAGGAATGTAGATGTCTATACCAAAATCACATGGGAAAAGAACAGGGTTAGCTGGTATCAAGAAATAAAAAATCAAGAGATCCCCGGAACAAGAGGAACAGCTAATAAAGAAGAAAGTCCTTGGCTACCTCTGCGTATGTATCGGACACCCGATTCATATTCACCCTCGTACATTCAAGCGACTTGTATTGCTGACTTAAAAACAGCAGAAGCTTTAACGCAAGCTGTTACTGAAGGTGCATTAGTTAGCGCACAGATCAAACATCTAGTTAAACCATCAGGTGTAGCTAATCCTAAGAAACTTGCGGAGTCAGCTAACGGTGCATACTTGGCTGGTAATCCTGATGATATTACAACCATCAGTGTTAATAAAGGAGCAGATATGCAGATAGCTCAATCATTACTAACTACAGTTGAGCAAAGGCTTTCACAAAGCTTTATGTTATATCAACCCAGACAAGCGGAGAGGGTTACAGCCGAGGAAACTAGAGAATTAAATAATATGTTAGAGAGAAGTTTAGGTAGTGTTTATGGAATATTAGTAACAGAATTAATGCAACCTTTTGTATCAAGAAAATTATTCTTATTAACTAAGAAAGGAAAAATACAAAAACTACCAAATGATTTTGTGAAACCTGTTGTCAGTGTTGGGTATTCCTCTATTGGCAGACAAGCTGATTTAGAGAAGACTGCAAGATTCATGCAGATATTACAGCAGACAATGGGGCCAGAGAGTGTTGCAACTTACGTTCAGCCAAGTGAATTGATTAAGAGATTAGCTAGTGCAATGGGTATGGATCTAAATGGTTTAGTGAAGACTGAACAGCAACTAGCAGAGGAACAACAAGCAGCACAACAACAGGCGATGGTACAACAAGCAATGCAGTCCGGCATGGCTGACCCTCAGAAGTTAGCTAATGCTGCTGCTACGAGTCAGGAAATGGCTCAACCACCTATGGAGGAACAATGACCACTACACCAAACAACCAACCTGATCTATCCGATATGGTCGCACCGGGCCAAGAGGATCTTATAGATAACTTTGTAAAAGAAGTCGAACAAGAGCAAGAAGGGTTACAGACACCAGAGCAAACGGAATCGCAAGATCAAGAAACATTGCTCGCAGGTAAATACAAAACGCAAGAAGACTTAGAAGCAGCGTATCTAAATGCACAAAAAAAGATACAGGAACTTAGCGAAGGTAAACAACAAGAAGAGCCTTTGCGCTACACCCCCGAACAAGCGGCTGAGACATACGGGAAAGAGATGGTAGATAAGTTTACTGAGATGGAAGTTGATCTACCAGCGATCATGATGAAAGCAGATAAAGGAGAGGACGTAACTGAACATTATGCAAAACTTGCAGAAGGATTCGGCGTTCCAGAAAAAACAGTTGAGATGTTTATTCTCAAGAATGGAGGGAGATTAGCCGAGGGACAACAGCAAGCACCAGCACAGATGAGTGCAGCAGAAGAAGCTGGGATTATTAATAGTATTGGCGGAGAACAAAGCTTTAATCAGCTTTCAGAATGGATGAGTACCAACCTGAGTCAAAGTGATTTGGATGGATACAACGCTGCTGTGAATACGGGTAATAAGGATATTGCTAACTTTGCTATTACCCAGATGAAGTCAAGGTATGACGCTGCTAATAACAGTGAGCCATCTTTGATTTCAGGAGGAACGAATAAAAGTGCAGATGCCTTTACGTCAGATGCACAAGCAACGGCGGCGATGGGTGCTATTGATAAAGCAACAGGTCAAAGAAGGTATGATGTTGATCCTGCTTATAGAGAATGGGTCAATAAAGCAATGGCTAGATCTAGCGTTTACGGGGTTTAAGGTTATAGTTATTGCATGAGTAGTTCTGCACTTATGTAGTTTATTAAGCCTCTTGCGGGAGATACCTTAATAAATGAAATAAGTAATTAACGCTCGCAACTAGAAAATTCAATGGCTAATGCCAGTTTAGACCGTTTAGGTCAGGTCAAAGGCGCAAACGCCGTAGACGCCCTTTTTCTTAAATTAGGAATTAGTGAGCTACTTTCATCGTTTGAGCGAACTTGCGTATTCAAAGGAAAAGTAAAAGAGCGTTCAATCAAAGGTGGTAAGTCAGCAGCCTTCCCAGTTAGCGGAAGATCTGCGGCGGCGTACCACGTTCCTTATTTGTCTAGGGCTTTCTGTTGGTAACAGCAGGAATGGACAGGGTGAATTGCTGGAAACCCTCTATTAATGGGCAATCAGCAGCCAAGCCAGCCTACAAGCTGGAAGGTTCAACGACTAACTTCCGAGTGGCAACACAGTAAAGAAGACAAGAGTGCCCTGCATCCTTCAAGGATGAACATATAGTCTGAACAACACCGATAGTAAAGGTGTTGAACCGAGAGATAAAGAGCTTTCGGGATAACACAATTGGGACAACCGATCTTAGGGGCAACAAACTCACCCGGAGATCGTAACGAGCAAGTCATCAACCTTGATGGATTGCTTATTGCCGATGAGGTTATCTACGATTTAGATAATCTTATGAACTACTACGAAACAAGACAGGATGTAACTAATCAGTTAGGTCTTGCTCTTGCTTACGAGTGGGACAAGAGAGCAGCTAGGGTTCTTTATGCAGCAGCAAAGACAACAACTGAGCCGCTTGCTAAGACCATTAACGCTAACCGCACAGGTCATTCAGCGACCTTATCTGCTGGTTATGCAGCCGCTACTAAGAACGCCAAGGGTGATGAGCTAATTGAAAAGATTAGTTCTATCAAAGTTGAGATGAAGAAAGCTGATGTTCCAACAGAGAACTTAGCTTGTGTTGTTGGCCCTGATGAATACGATTATCTATTGGATTCAACAAGAGCGATCAACACTGATTTCAACAGTGCTGGTGGTGAGAATGGATCATTTAGCTCAGGCCGTGTTCTACGTGTCAAAGGGATAAATGTATATGAGTCAAATCATGTAACCCAAGCCTCTTATACCAACGGCACTTATGACAAAAACACTGCTTATCAGCAGAACTTGTCTAAGAACAAAGCGATCATCTTCCATAAAGATGCGATTGGATGCCTCACATTAAAGAGTCCATCTCTTCAAGTCACACCGGAAGGATCTTCATTCAACGTCATGTATCAAGCCAGCCTTATGGTTGCTCGCATGGCTATTGGTATGAATGTTCTACGTCCAGAGTGTGCTGGTGTAATCGAAATACCTTAACCACTCATCTAAAACTAATAACCCCTGCTGCTTTGCGGGGGCTTTTTTTTGTTTCTTCAGTTAAACTAAGTCTGCATACGTGCAGTTAGTTATGGGATCAGCCAATCAATCTGTCACGCCGGGCAGAACAACACTATTAGAAGCAGTTAATATTTGCCTCCAAAACATAGGTGAACAACCTGTGAACAGTCTTGAGAATGAGCAGATAGCAGAAGCAGCAATGGCTGAAAGAACCATCCTTGAGTTCTTTAAAGAAGGTCAAACTAGAGGGTGGAGTTGGAACACAGAATATGAATATGAATTTACAAAGAATACAGATGATCAGTTTGTCGTACCAACCAATCTTGTTTCTTTTTCTCCCGATCAATATGAATGGAATGGACGTTTTATTTTAAGAGGACAGAAGGTTTACGACAAAGATGAAAGAACATATACCATCCCTGATACCGTTACAGAAAAGATTAAAGCTGATGTGATTTGGTTCCTTCCTTGGAATGAATGTCCAGAGGCTTATAACAGATGGACAACAATACGATCAGCGAGAGTATTTAGTGATCGAGTTTTAGCTGATGATTCTATTTTTAAATACACTGCTGTAGATGAACAAGCAGCACTTGTTGAACTGCAAAGAGTTGAATTAGATCAAGCACAAGCCAACTCCTTAACAGGTGGGCAAAACATTAATCCATTCCCTACCTTCTCCCCTGCCTTTGGATTACTAGGAAGAAACAGGAGTTATCTACGTGGCTAATTTAGTAAGCTCAACAATCCCTAATCTGATACAGGGTACGTCATTACAACCTGACGCCTCAAGAGATCCAAGTCAGGGTGACGAACAGATTAATGGAATGAGTTCTCTTGCCGAGGGCTTAAGGAAGAGAGAAGGAACTGAGTGTATTAAGAAGGTTTCAACGTCATCTTTAGGTGATGTATATATGCACCAGATCTTGCGTGATTCTGGTGAAAAGTATTTAGTTGTTATTGGTAAAACATCAATCAAGGTCTTTGATTTAGATGGCAATGAAAAGACAGTCAATGTTGCGACTAATGCTTTTAACTATTTGTCATCTGTTGTCAGCGCAAAGACAGACATAAGAGCAGCGACCATTGCTGACTACACATTTATTAGCAATATCAAGACCAGTCCAGCGTTAACAGGTGATACAGCACCAGCTACGGCAAGACCTACAACGCACGAAGCACTGGTATGGGTGAAGGCTGCTAACTATGGTCAAACTCTGAAGGTCAATGTCAACGGAACAGAAGCCACCGTTCAAACAGCAGTAGCACCAGTTGTTGTAAGTGGAGGAACAACAACAGAAAACAGGATCAATACAGCAGATCTAGCCGAGTCAGTTAAGACAGGTTTAGGAACGATCTCAGGTGTAACGATTACAAGAAATAAGAGTGTTCTTCACTTTACTTCTAACAGTGCCATAACTATTTCAGCGCAGGATGCTAGAGCTAATGCGGATATAACTTGCATTACTTCAGAAGTACAGGTCTTTACAGAGCTTCCAACTGTTGCACCGTCTGGTTATCAAATCAAAATCCTTGGTGATCCATCAAATGCTTTTGATAATTACCATGTTGAATTTGTTCCAAGAACAGGAGCCGGAACATTTGGAGAAGGCTCATGGCAAGAGTGTGTTAGCCCCGGAGAGAAATACAAAATAGATAAGGACACCATGCCTCATCTATTAGTCAGGCTTGCTAATGGTCAGTTCTACTTTGGCCCTGCTGATGGAACAACTCAGGGAGGAACAGTTATTCCAACATGGGGTGAAAGAACTTGTGGTGATACTGATAGCGCACCAAATCCAAGCTTTATTGGATTCCCTATTCAAGACGTATTCATCTATAAGAACAGATTAGGATTCTTAGCTGATGAAAATATTATTTTAAGTCGAGCCAAATCTTTCTTTGATTTCTTCCCAGAGACAGTAACAACATTACTTGATTCTGATCCCATTGATCTACAAGCAAGTAATACAAAGGTGTCAATCCTTAGATATGCCATACCATATCAAGATGAATTAATTATATTTTCTGATCAAATTCAATTTAGATTCAATGCAGCAGAAACAATATTAACTCCATCTACTGCTGTTATTACTGTATTAACTCAGTATGAAGTAGACATCAATTGCCGACCTTTACCTGTAGCTGGCACGATTGTTTTCGCACAAGCCAATGGTGTTTGGAGTAGCTTTCGAGAGTTCTCTGTTAAAGGTGCAGGTTCAGCTTTAGTTGCTGATGCCTCAGATTTAACCAGTTACGTTAATAGCTATATTCCATCAGATGTTTTTAAATTAACTTCTAACGATACAGGAAACTCTTGGTTTGCTTTATCAAGTAAGACGGGTTTTAAAGATCGTGTATATGTTTATAAATACTTCTATAGAAATACAGGATCAGGTGCAGAGAGAGCGCAAAGCAGTTGGTCTTACTGGCAGTTAAATGGTGCAGATACAATCTTGCAGGTCTTATGCGTAGAGGAAACTCTTTACTTGCTTGCTCAATATGGCAATGATGTTTGGTTAGAAAAGATGCCTGTTGCTGACAGGCTTAGTGATGTATCACCTAGTCCATATCCATTCCTTCTAGACAGAAGAGTTTCTACAACCACTGAAACCCCAGCAGCAATAAGAGTCGCAGCCGGAACTTATAACAACGCAACCAAGCAAACCACTTGGACATTGCCTTATACGATCATCAAAGAGACTCAAGCATGGTCAGGCTTTAACACAACAACAGACGGTGCTGTTTATTTAGGAACTGCTAGTAGTGGAACTTCAATAACAGCAGAGGGCAACTGGTCTACAACGCCGATTTACTTTGGAGAAGTATTTGATTTCACTTATCGCTTTACCAAGTTCAAACTATATAAAGAGATTGGTGGAGGAAAAGCACCGGGCAACGTAGAGAGAACACAAGTAAGACATGCGAAGTTAAGGTATCACCAGACTAATTATTTCGAGATACACGTTAAAGCAGAAAGAAGAGATACGGCTGTCTATAAGTTTGATGGAACGATCTTAAGAGTAAGAGATTCAGTCTTAGGGAACGTCCTGCCTGCTACTGGTTATGACCGAGATAATGATCGTTTCTTTGAGGGAGTCTTCCGAATACCGATCAACTCAAAAGGTGAAAACTGTGTAGTCGAGATTCATAACAAAACTATTCACCCTTGTAAATTCTCTACTTGTGAATGGGTGGGATTAATTACATCACAAGCGAGGTCAATGCAATGAGATGTATTGATCCAACATTTGCACATGTGGAGCATATAGCGGATAATTTAAGAGAACAAGACAGGTTGGAAGTGTTCTACAGTCATGGTCTAACAGGATGGGAAGCAGTAATTACTAGTTGGAAATATAGTGAAACGAGACATTTACTAGAAGGAGATGATGGTATCCCTTGTGCAGTTTGCGGGGTAAACGATGGACATATATGGCTTCTTGGAACTGACTCATTAACAGCTACTAATAGTCATCGAAGACAATTGATAAGATTTGGGGAAGCATGGATAGAACAACTCTTAGCAGGTGGAGAACAAATGCTGCATAATTGGGCTTTAAGTTCTAATACTAAAAACATTAGATTCTTAAAACACTTAGGTTTTGAAATAGATCCACCTAAACCAATGGGCCAATCTTGCCAGCTATTTAATCATTTCTGGAGGAAAGCGTAATGGAACCAATGACAATGCTTGCGATTGGGCAAGCTGGTTTAGGAGTTGCTCAGTCAATAACAGGATACAAAGCACAAAAGCAGGAATACTTAAATCAGACTGCTTTACAAGATGCCAATAATCAATTTGCAAGCTGGCAAGCTGGTTTTAATGCAAAGATAAATGATGCAAATAAACAATATAACTATTGGAAAGAGACTGTTAATCACAACAACCAACTTGCTTATACCAATGCCTTAAGGAATGTTGAGCTTACAAAAGCAATAAGACAAGCAGAAGTCGTAGCAGAAACCAGAGCAGCAGCAGGAGCTAGTTATATCAGTGATAGTGAAGCTATTAGCCAGCAATTCCAAGAGGTGGCGATGCAAGAAGCTGTTGCTACTAAGCAATATAGATGGAGATCTCTTCAGGCAAGAGCATCAGTACAAGCAATGGGAAGGGAAGGTAGATCAGTTGATCGAATTGTGAATGACTACGCAAGACAACAGGGAGATTACGAGGCTTTACAACAAATCAATCAAAGTCTAAGAAGTAGGCAATACACAAGAACACAAGCAGCACAAGTCGCTCAATACATCAGCAGATGGAATAGCCAACAGTTCTATGAAGAGCAACCTTATATAGATCCAATAGCTCCATTCGCACCGTTACCTACTTTGATTACTCCTAGTGGGCCAACGATGAGAGGAGGTGGGCCATCAAAAGGTGCAGCACTTCTCAATGTTGGCAGTGCTGTTCTTGGTGGTATTGGTACATATCACGACATGAAGAACAAAGCAGACACCTTAAAAGCCCTACAAAAAAATAACTAATGGCTCCCACTAACAAAAAATTACCCGAAGGTGTTTTAACTCCAGCAGCAAAACCATTAGAGGCATTTATTCAGCCAGCGCAACAACAAACAGCAGGTGCAGCGAAACCTTCTTTATTGGCTGATGTTCCAAGGATCACCACACTACAAAGAGCAAGTGCCGGAAGTGTTCAGGGCTATAACAAATTCCAGCAATTATCAGAAGCATTAGGGCCATTTACGAAAGCAGCAGTCAATACAGCAGCACAAGTTTGGGAGTCTCACGCAAAAGGAAATATTAGGGAGGGATTTTCAGAAGGTAGTGCTTATTTAGCAGCACAAAATCAATTAGCACAAGCAAAGTTAAAACTACAAAAGCAACAAGAATTAGGTTTAGAAAACTCAGTTAAAGATATTGATTTCCTTCGCAGAACTGATCCAACAGCAGCAGATATTTTAGAAGAAACAAACCCTTGGAGATTAGTAGGACGTAGAAGATATTTAGCGCAGGTAATGGCAGCCGAGGTTGATGATCAATTTGATGCTTTCATGCTTGATAACCAAGCAGTGTTAGGAGGCACAAAACCCGGAAGTGGGAAAGTAGAAGAGATGCTACATAACATGCTTGTTCCTGTAATGGATAAGTATGGGTTTACTGGTGACGAAACAGAATATCAATACTATGTAGTTCCTAAGTTAAATAAAGCAAAAGATGATTTTAGAACTAAACACACAAAGCTATGGAATGAGCAGGTAGATGTAGAAACAGTAGAAGCAAGTGTCGTAGCTTTTGGTACACAGATCACAGACTTAATCAAGAATGGTATAGATCTACCAACAGCAGAGGGTGGAACAGAGAACATGCCAGTGACAGATCTTAGATTCCCCGGTATTGCTGGTGCTTTATTGACAGCAGAACTTGATAATAACTTAAAGCTATTAACTGGAAAGAGAAGAAAACAAGCAATAGATAAAATCTATGAACAAGTAATCACAACGTATGGACAAACTGAATTAGCTAAATCAATTATTGCTCATATCAAGGGTGGGACTGCTAATGATCCATTTGATAAAAGGCCATACTTGGTTGATTCAATGCCTTATGACCTACTCAAAATGAGTAATAAAGGTCTTAAAGAAGCTACAGAATCTTATGAATTAACACAGGAATTTTTAGAGAAAAAACTAGATAAATTATTTTTTGGAATAGGTGGCCCCGGCGAACTACCTGCTGGTTCTCAAGACCAAAAAGAAGCTCTTAGGGACTTTAGAGAACTTGCTAATAAGATGGGTTTTAGAGGTATTGATGAATACTTAAAACCAAAAGTTGAGGCAAAAGAAAAAGTTGAAGGTCTTTTAACTGAACTTTCAACTGAGCAAATGAATAAGTTAGAAACAGATTTAAGAACGCTTGATCCAGATGATTTAGAAAAGAATTACAAAGCAATTAAGGAAAGAATTGATAAGGCTGTTAATGCAGCACCAAAGAACAAAAGAGATGCTTTACGAACAAGACTTAATGATTTATTAGCTGATCGAGAGAATTATTTAGCGAAGAATCCACCAGTTCTAAATAAGACTTTAAATCAGAGATTACCTGAAATTATGTCAAAGCCCGAAATCAAGGCTTTGATCCCTGATCTGGGAAGTGGATTTGGCTTCTTAGGCACTTATATGGAACAAATAAATAACTCAGGAAAAGATGAAATTATAATTTTTAAAAATCAAATAGCTACAGGAGTTAATCAAGAATTTGAGAAATTAAGAACTCAATGGTTTAAAGAGACAGGTAGAGATAAGATGCCAGAAAGTATTGCACAGGATTTAACAAATCAAGCTTTTAATACATATACAACAAGCCCTGAATATCAGAAATTAGAAGATACTTTATTAAAGAAAGATAAGAAAGCAGAGAAAGTAGTTGAGCCACCAGATCCGAAAACAATAAGGAAACAATCTAAGAGTGAACCTGTAGGAAGGATTGGTTCTGAAGCTGTTCCTGATCGCATTGTTAAACGATATAGAGAACGTGCAACGATGAACGCACCTTGGCTCTATAGCGAATTAAAGAACCTCAACGATGGAAAAGCATTTAGCTCTGAATTAAGGAAATTCGCAGAGAGAACAAAAGTTAGCCCTGAACGCTACTTATTAGAACAATTAAGATTTTATCGAGATGAAGGTGGAGGATATACATTCGATCCAACAGGAGGAATTAGAAAGTATTTAGAGCAAACAATAGAAAAAAGGAAGTCAGTAAGCCAAGCTGCTAATTCATTCTTTAGTGCTAAAGATATTGCCACTGCACCATTAGCAATAAAGCAAGCAGGTAGTTTAGCCCCCGGTGGATGGTTGATTAATATGTTGTTAGGTGGTGCTGCAAATGCAACGCCTATTGCAACAGCGACAGGCTTAACAACAGGAGACAACAATCAAAGATTTCAAGCTGCTGTAGCTTTAGCTGAAAAATTAGGTGCTAAATATCCAGAGGCAGTAGCAGCACAATTCGCAAAAGAATCTGACTATGGAAGGGAACCAAGTGGAACGAATAACTTCTTTGGTCTAAAGGCTTTACCCGGAAGTAAAGGAAGTATGGTTGCTACAGAAGAAGATGATAAGACTGGTAAATCTAAGAAAATAAAAGCAAACTTTATCAACTTTGAAACGCCTGAACAATCCTTTAAATATCTAATAGATAAATGGTACAAGGACTATAAACAATTCACAGGTGTCGAGTCTGGAAAGAATATTACTGAAGTAACAAATCTATTACAGCGACAGGGTTATGCCACCGACCCTAATTATGCAAAAGCCTTGCAAACCTTGGTCAAACAGTATTCTTCACCTCAGAGTTAATCATGCCATTATTTGAATTACCTACCTTCGAGGAAGAGCAACTCAAGGAGATACAACCCTCTGAGATTGACTTTGCGGAAAGAAGAGAGAAAGGCAATGAAAGAAGAGAAGAAGATGCTGGTGTATTTAAGCCATTAGTTCAGTTCGCTAATGTCGGCACTTCTCCAGACATGAACATGGGTGCAGCACTAGCTGGGCCTATTAATGGTGTTAGTAAATTAACTAATGCTATTGGAGATATGGTCTTTAAAGATGATGATAATCCTTTAATATCAGCAGCCAAATTCCTTCTTGTTGATAAACCTAGAAGACATCTCATTGATACATCAGATGCTTGGATAATTCCTGATGAAGCAATTCGAGCGCAAAGGACTCCAGCCTTTGAATTTCCAAGTGGTTTTATCTCTGGAGAAGATCAAGGTGTTATTCCAGCAGATGAATATGCCCTGCCATTTGCAAAAGAGATTGGTGGTGAAGGTGTTGGATTAGCTCTTGGATATGGATCTTTGCAATGGATAAAACGACTTGGATTTTTTAAAAGCGTTGCAGGGAAAGTCAGACAGACTCAGTTAATGAAAAGTCTTGCAGTTGCTTCACAGAAAAACAAGACATTAAGAGCAGGAATCAAAGGAACACAATTCACAGCAGAATCATTCTATGAACAGATGTTTGCTGCCCCATTCATAGACCATGATGAAGGAAACTTTATGGATCTATTTCCTGAGAACCAAGTTACAAATTTCTTAGGACGTAGCCAAGAAGGAGATGATTACTTAACTAAGGCATTTAAAAATATTCCTGCCAATGGTTTCGCAGTCCTACCATTTTTAGGTGCAGGTCAACTTGTGCCATCTGTTAGAAAATGGATGACGACTGGTGATATTAAGTGGCTAGATGATTTAGGAAGAGCCGAAATTGATCCATATCTTCCTCATATCAATAAGCCAGATCCGTTAAAGCTTCCAGAGGGTAAACAAGGGGGAGCATTAACACTTCATCGAACTGATTCTTCATCTATTGCGACTGCTGACACAAACAGCGCAATGGTACCCACCCCCGGCGGTGCAATCACTAAATATGATTCAGCTATTAGTAGGAGTTTAGATGAACAGACACAGATAAATCAGGTAAGAGAGCAGAGAGAACGTCTTGCAAATATGGGCCTAACAGAGTTAGGTGATGGAGATCAATTAGAGCTTTCAGTTGGACAGGTTGTAGATCCAGAAATAAAGGTTGCAATAGAAGCAATCAGAAAACAAAGGAATGTTTTATTAAAACAAGCAGCAACAACTGGAGAAGATTTAACAGAAAAACTAACTGAACTAGATGTATTACAAGATCAAGTTCTAGACCAAGGATTAGCAGGACAAGGTTTCCCAGATCTATTAGGAACAAGCCCACAACAATTAGATCTACCTGATCCACGCAAAGAGATTGATCACCTCTTGGCAGATTTAGATGAACTTAGTGATGAACAGTTAATAGCTTTAAAGAATGAAGTATCAGCACCAACAAGAAGAAGACTTAGAGAACAATTAATACAAGAGCAATCTGAGAAGGTAGCTGCTTTTGATGCTCAATTTGACGAGATTAATCAACGATTAGATATTGGGAAAGAAGAACTAGCAGAGAAAGGGAAAGTTAAAAAAGGTCTTACCGATAAAGGAGCGCAACGAAAAATAACACAAGCACAGAAAGAATTACAGCTTGCTCAACAGGAATTAGATCGACTTAAAGAATCAGGCAAGATTAAAAATCCTTTAGTTGGTGATCAGCTTGAGTTCGTTTTAGGTGAAGGGGTTGCACCAGATCAACCTGCTAGAAAAGGTGATTGGTTTGATAAAGACTTTGACATACAAAGAAGAGAGTTTGCCGATGAAGCCGGATTCAATAGATTCCTTCAAGCTTTAGATCGAGCCTTTGGACATGAATGGGTTAATGAACCAATAGAAACGATTGGAAACGCTTTAAATGTTTTAAATATTGGAAGAGTTTTTGTAGAGGAAGGTACTCAAAAAGCAGGTAGAGATATTGCAAGACTGACTCCTTTAGCGAAGAAGTTTTTAAAGAAAGCTAGAGAACTAAAGAAGAAAGGAATACAGATTAATCTGCCTAAGCAAGAAGTAAAAAGGAATTTACCAAGTCAAGAACAGATCACTCAGTACACAGAGAATTTATCTCAACTTGGAAGAGATGATTTAAGAAGCATCGCTGCCCCATCTAATAGCCCAGAGGTAGCAGCAATTGTTAAGCAAAGAACTGGAAGAAGAGTATGGAGTGCAAAGAAGCAAGACATTATCAATGCTTTTATTGAGTATTACGAGAGATCAGGGAGATTTATAGAACTACAACAACAGAGACAGCTTGATTTGAAACTTGGTGATACTCGTTCAACAACTCCTCTAACAAAATTAGTTGATAGCGAAGGTGTTGAAAGTGCAGTCCCAACTTTTGACCTTTTAAATGCTGAGAAGAGAGAAACTTTCAAGGCAGAGATTTTAAGGATTGCAATTGAAAATGGTGAGGTTCAATCTCCTAAGACACCAATCCCAGAGAAAGTACCAACAACAGACTTCAATCAAGCTTCCTTTCTTGATGACATGTTGAGTGATGAATCAGGTCAATTGGCATTTCTATATTCAACTGATCAACTACCAACATATAAAGCAGGAGGTAAGAACTCAGGAGCGTTAGTTGAAGAGATGAGATTGAGGTATGAATATCTACTGCAAGACGAATTTGGGAAGAAGGCAATTAGAGAAGCGCAAATGGCTTTTGAGGGTTGGGATGAAATGACATGGGATCAGAAGAGATCAAGATTAAGTAGCACTAATGCACAATGGGGAACTCAATTCAACCCTGAATTAGAAATAAAAGGAGCTAGAGAAGGACAGGCATATACCAAGACAGGAACAGAATTTAAAGCTGAACTTAAGGCGCAACCACCTAGGAAGCCTCAATCCTATAGGTGGACTCCTGATGGAGTTGTGCCGGAGGAAGTGGTCAAAAAACCAGTTCCCCCAGAGGTCAAAAAAGCAGAGGCAAAAGCTGATGCTGCTGTTGTCAAAGAGTCTGAAACAGGCTTGATAGACATACAAGCAAAGCGAGCCGAGCTTGAAAAGGCAAAACAAAAACTCATTGACGATTCCAACGGAGCTTCCTGCTAATGACTGACTGCAACGACATCAACAAACGCCTTGACGAAATCGAGGCAGAAGAAAAACGCCTTAACGAATTAGAGGCTCAATACAAAGCCAATATTGAAGGCATTAAGAACAAGAAGAAGAAAGGTGGAGGGCCAAGGCGAACCCTAAAAGATATGGATGGCAACAACGTAGGTGTTGCAGGTCAAGACTGGTGGGATCAAGTTGAAAAAGACAATATTGCTAGAGGTGGAGAAGATATAAAAAACTTAGTACAGGAGGGCTTTACTAAGAAAAAAACGCCTACTGGTGCTACAGGACAGATGATTAATTATAGACAGTTACCACCAACAGAAGAAAACTTAGCAGGGTTATTAGAAGTCTTAGGTCTTAAGAGAACACAGACGAAAAAAGGCGTTGAATTAATGCGTCCTTTTACACAACAGATTGCATCACAAGCGGCTCTTTCTTTAGCAAAAACAGTTGGTGGAGATCCAAGAGCTTTAGCAACAATGATGAAAAATAAGCTAAGGGGAATAGATCAATTACCTGTCAATATCTATACAGCCGCAAGACTTAGAAGAGAATCATCGGCTCAATACGCTGATGCGTTAGATGAAATAGCTGATCTAATTTCTGTTGGTGCTGTCACTGATGCAGAGAAAGCCAAGCTTGCCAATGTTGCACAATGGGCGCATTTCTTTGAACAGATAGATGGTCAAGCAAGAAGAAAGATGGGTCAAGCGTTTAGATCTTTACAGATGGGAGATGATGATGGAATAAGGATGTTGGATTTTGATAGGGACGCATCAGCACTTAGCTGGGATGACATCACAGGAGGAAGTTTATTAGCACAGGTTTATGACCACATACAAAAAGGAGATGTCCAAAGATTAAAGAGAATTGCTACTGCAAAAAGGATGGGTGGAATACTTGATACCCCACTAAATCAACCTAATTTCTGGACAGAAGCCCACATACTTAATCAATTTAGAAAAGATAATTTGTTCTCTGCTATTGGTTCTTGGGGAATTAGAAACCCCTTCTCAGTCATGGTTGGCTTTTATACAGGAGCCACAGATATTGTCGAAGGTGCTATGAGAATCGGTGTGGCTGATGAATTAAAAGTTACAGGCCAATCATTAAGAGCAGTATGGGCGGCACAAAAAGGAGCTTGGGATAACGCTGTCTTGGCTTTTACTGACGGTAAAGCAACGATGGGAGGCAAGAATTTAAAAGACATATCACCTGAAACACTGGCAGAAAATAAACTTTTTGTTGATGGTGCTTTTGATAGATCTTATGAATTACTATTTGGCCCAAACAATAAAGAATATCTATTAAGCACACCCCTTCTCGGACAAGGAGTTTCACTATGGAACCTTGTTAATGCAGCAACTAGAAAGGTCATTGCAGACAAGCTTGAATTTGAATTACCACTAGTAGGGAAGAAAGCATTAGGTTTAGAGCTTGCTAAACGCATGGGTAATTCAGCACCTTACACAATGAGTTTTAGGGCGTTGAACTTCTTTGATGAAGGTCTTAGAACATCTGTCTTCTCTTGGGCTACTCAACATGAGGCAATGGTCAGAGGATATGAAGAAGCGGCTGAGATGGTTAAAGCAGGTATCTTGCCAGCAAAAGATGTTGATCGTTTTGTTATTCAAAATGCAGACGAACTAACTGAAAACGCCCTGTTTAAAGGGACAATGAGCGAAGAAGATATTATTAAATTAAGACGAGAGATAGGAGTTCCATTAGGAGAGAACTTAAGTAATAGAGATTTGATGATGAAACATTTTAATGATTTAGCTGGTGTACCAAATCTTTCAGATGAATTTGGAAGGCTTGGAAAAGAAAGAGGTGATGATGTCACGTTTACAACTAAACGCAGAGATAAATTCAATGTTGGGGTGCAGATCGCTCGTCAAAATCCAATTGTTGAATGGCTATTGCCTGTTTGGAATGTTTTGTCGAATGGTGTCTCTTGGACTGTCAACGCAGATGCACATCTAAATATGGTGAAGCTAGGCTTAGATGAATTAAAAAATGCTGGTGGAATGATTTCACCAGAACAAATTAGGAAGACAAGAGCTAATGCAATTGTTTCAGGTTCACTTCTTACAGGAACTTGGATTGCTTGGCAGTCAGGATTATTTACAGATGGAGGGCCATTTAATCCCGAAGAAAACAAGAGATGGCGAGAAACTAATGTTCCTTATTCATGGGGTTTGTTTAATTCAAAATTAAGTAGCCGAGGTATTGATTTCTTTGATGTGATGGGCCTACAAGGTGATCTGATGAGAGCGCACCATGAGGGATTGATTGATGGGCCAGATATTCAAGAATGGATCACAAAGATTGGATATGCCTATATGAGAATCATTGATAACAAAACAGGTGTTTATAACTTAGTTCAAGTTGGAGATTTTATTAATTCACAAGGACAAAGACAAGATATAGCAAGGATACTTGCAGCGCAAACAAATGGCATACTTCCACATTCAGGGCAATTGAGTAATGTTGCGAGAGGCTTTAGTGATCCAAGTACAACAGTAGAGATGAGAAGATTCCCAACTTCAGAAGAATTAGCAGCTATAGAAGCTGATCCTATTTATCAAATACTTGCACCCGGCTTTAACTTCATACAACAAGTATCAGAGCAGGCAGTTAAGAATGTTCCAATTGCAAATCAAATAGTTAAAGCACCAAGGCAATATGACTGGAAAGGTACAAAAATTGAAAGGCCATTAGGTTTACCATTTGATTTAGCAACACCATTCATGCCTCAGATCAAACCAAAAGATCCTTTGTATGACTGGGAACAGTTACATGGTTTTGGTAGAAAACCAATCCCTACTAACGAGATAGAAGGAGTCACAATGACCAATGATGAAGAAGATATATTTAGAGAACACATGAGAACATACGTTGCTGAGATACCAGCAGCACTTGTCATAAGAAGTGAATCAAACACGATTATGGGGAATATAGATAAATACGTTAGAGGTCGTTCTTTAAGAGATGCTTTAAGAGCATTAAGTGTTGATCCTGCTTATAACGCTGAATTAGCTAAACCAAATAGTCCAAGTCTTAGTGTTCAGAAAAGAGCAGGTCGCTCATTATCAGATAGAACCGCATCAATACAGGGCAGACAAGTTCATAAACCTTATGAAGCAATTGTTAGCTACTACGCTGAAATTGCTAAGAAGTATCTTTACGATAATTCACCAAGTTTTAAAGAAAGAGTAAATGGTGTGCTTGATGAAAAGCAAAGACAGGGTATCCAATGGTTAGAAAGTTTTTCTCTAGGAGTAAGCCGTCAATAAGTAATTATTGGAATCAGACTAGAAATCCGTTAATATAAGACTGCACTTGTGTAGAATATCGTGCCACAGTCATACCAAGAACATAATGGTGATAATTCCACCCATACCTTCACCATAGCGTTCGGGTCAGGAACTACTAAATATTTAAAACGAGAACATATCAAGCTTTATTACGGTAGAGATCGTGTAGCTGGCACTCAAACCAATAGCTTAACTTTAAATACTGACTATGTATATATAAGTGATTTAGTTATTAAATTAATTGGTTCTGCGCTCAACACAGGTGTAACGGTAGGAGATCCATACCCATTAGCGAGTGGAAGAAAGCTAACGATTGAAAGAGATACACCACAGGATACGTTGCTTGTTCCTTGGGCTGATGGATCAAACTTAACGAAAGAAGCATTAGAGACTTCAAACCTACAGGTATTGTTTGGACAACAAGAAGAAGCTGATACTGGATCATTAAGCTTTGCTACTGCTGCTGCTGCTGAAACTGCAGCTACTACAGCAACTAATAATGTTGCTACTTTAACGGCAAACTATTTCAAGAGAGATGGAACCCTGACAATGACAGGGAATCTTCAGTTAGGGACAAATAAGATTACAGGAGTAGGCGACCCAAGTGCCGCACAAGATGTAGTAACAAAAGCGTTTCTCGAACGTACTGGTAGCATAGCTTCTGCCCAGATCTTAGACGGAACAATTGTTGATGGAGATATTAACGCAAGTGCTGCAATATCAGGGTCAAAATTACAGGCTTCTTCTGGGTCTAATGCAGGAAGCATGTCATCTGCTCATTACACCAAACTTGAGAATGTCGAATCAAACGCTAAAGATGATCAAACTGCAGCCGAAATAAAGTCTCTCTATGAAAGCAATAGCAATACCAATGCAATTACTGATACAGAGAAAACAAATATTGGAACGATTCCGAATAAGCAACCACTTGATTCTGAACTAACAACCCTTTCAGGGATGCAAGCTGCTACAGCCTCAAAGCTTGCTAGTGGTACTGCTCTTACTTCAGATATTGCAGACCTTAACCAGATTGACGGATTAACAAAGCAGACAACAATCTCTAATAGTGACGATTCATTCCCTACATCTGGTGCAGTTGTTGATTATGTCGCTGCACAGATTTCGCCTTTAGGTGGTCTTGAAGTTGTAGCTACTGAGATTGCTTTTCCTAATACTCAGCCTGCCTCTGGTGTAGTTATTTCGATTAGTGATGCAGGTGGTGTCGTTATTAATGGATCAGGAGTTAGTACAACAGGTAGGACAGTTGGTGGATCAACGATAACTATTAATGGATTCCCTTCCAGTCTTCATAGTGAAACTTTAGTTGCTGGTGTTGGCTTAATGGTCAGTTCTACCGGCTCTAGCCAAACTTATAACTACCATAAGATTCTTGGAAAAGAAGATGATATTAAACAGCTATCAGATGATATAAATGATTTTAATGCAAGATATAGAGTAGGAAGTTCTAACCCTTCAAGTGCATTAGACGCTGGAGATTTATTCTTTAATACGTCTACATCAACATTATTAGTTTATAACGCAACTAATACTGCATGGGAAGAAGCACAGTCCATCGGTAATTTCTATATATCAACCTTAAGTCCTGCATTTAATGGCAGCCTTCAAGATTTCACGATTACTAATGCACCAACTAATGCAGAACAAATTCTTTTAAGTATTAATGGTGTAATACAAAAACCAAATGCAGGAACTTCGACACCATCAGAAGGTTTTGCGTTAAGTGGAAGCACCGTAAAACTTGGTGCGGCACCAGCTAGTACAGATACTTACTTTGCAGTTGTTATAGGATCATCTGTAAACATTGGTACTCCAAGTAATAACACAGTAACAGAAGCAATTTTACAAAGTAATGTAGTTAGCGAGGAGAAATTAAAGGTAAGCAATAGTCCTACTAATGGATATGTTTTAACGGCTAGATCTGGGAATACTGGGGGAATGACATGGGAGGCTGCTTCTGGTGGTGGTGGTGGTACAACAAACCTAAGTTACACAGCAGGTACTAGAGAACTTGCAAGTAGTAGTGGTTCAAAC